TCAAACGGAGTACGGATAGTCTGGACATAATTAAACAGTTTTTCAGGCTGGGTTGCAAAGGTTTCAGGAGCAGTAGAGTTTTCTTCCATTGCATTCCCTAACCTCATGATGTAATCATCATTGTTCATAGCTGCAGCCTGAGTACCGGACCCGGCGTTAGTATCATAACCATATCCACGGATAACCGTTACGGTACTATTTGCACTATCCTTATCACTTACAAAAAGGATTTCTCCAGTTCTGGTATTTTTAAGTATATCTTTAACCCTGATAAAGCTTACATCATCAAGTTTCAGGGTAGTGTCAGCATCGGTATAACCGGCTCCATTATTAATTTGAGTAAACCATACCGGAGCGCCCTTATCATACCAGATGTCCTGTAAAGAATTAATCGGGTCTTTTCTGGCCCTGGTAAGGATAGTTAAAAATGGATTCGCTGTTGGAACCAGATATGATATTTCCTTTGAAATATCAATATCCCTGCGGTCAGTATCAATATGAAACGTGGTAACTGGTGCGCCATCTCTTTCGCCCCAGATATTAATGCCATTGAAATTAACAGGAGGCATTTGTCCTCATCTCCTTATATGATTTTCTGGCTACCGCATGGAAATAGACTGATGTCTGTTTTCTCCGTGCGGTCAGCCAAATATTCCGGCCCTGTTTTCCTGGCCGAAAATCTGCATTTTTTCAATCTCTTCCTGACTTAACTGCCGGGAAGAGTTAAACTTCTGACCCGGTCTTGAGCCATTCATCCTGGCTGCCATCTTTTGAGCAGTATTAAACTGCTGCTGGTTATTCAGGAAGTTCTGCTGCTGCTGGTAGTTATTAGCCATCTGCCTGGCCTCATTGAAAACAATCTCAAAACCATTGGGGAAGAGTGTCGGGTTTAAATACATCGGATATTGTCTAAAAATCTGGGTCATCTGGTTTTTATATCTTTCAAACTCCTGCTCTCCATACTGCTGTTTAATTCTCTCCACCTGCTGGTCGTAATTTGCTTTCAGCGCCTGAGCCTGCTGTTGTTTCTGAAACTGCTCCTGCTGTTTAGTTAGCTGCTCTTCCTGGGTTTTTTGAAGAGCTTCGTTAACTTTATGCTCAGCAATTTTTTCAGCAGCTTTCAGAATAACCTTCTTGAAGCTCTCGGCATTGGGACCTTTTGCATAAAACTCTTTCATAAACTCGTCCGGGTCTATATCATCAAAACTAATATCAAGGTTATTGGTCTGCTGACCCTGTCCAGTTTGAGCCTGTCCCTGTGGTTGCTGTTGATTAGGGGACACAAACCGTCCGGTAAGAGGGTCTCTCATAGGTGTAATCTGCTGAGTCTGGGGATTGTAAAAAAGCTGTCCCTGCATCATCAACTGATTAACCGCATTCCTCAAACCCTGAATCTCCTGTTTCAATCTCTGGTTTTCCAGCCTGGTCTCATCAATATTGGAAGTTCGGCCAAGCTCTTTTTCCAGAGTAATGTAGTAATTAATAGCCTCTTCAGCAGAGTTAAGCTGCACATTTTCATTCTCACGGCCCAGCCTTTTTTGCAGTTCTTCAATACTACGTGCAAAATCATCTGAGCTCTTAAACTTCTGTCTAACAAAAGCAACCTTCCGCTCATAATCATCATTCACATCTATGCTTTCAATCTTTTCCTCTTCAACTGGGGGCTGCTGTTGGTTCTGCTCCCCAAATACATTACCCTGTTCCTGCCCAGCTTTTTGAATATTTTCTCCCTCACCATTACCGACAACGCCTGCGGCCATTCCATCACCAACAGGTTGTCCCGGGTTAGCCGCTCCTTCATCCGGGGCCTGCCCAATCCCCAGCCCTAAAGGGTCCTCTGAACTAAAATTATCGGGCTGGAGATTTTCACCAAATAATCCCATTGTTTAACCTCCTTGATTTTCTTTAATCACTAACTTCAACCGCCTATCCACAAAACTTAAAATCTCATTCAACTCCTGTCTCCTTGCCTGTAAAATATTAAACTCTTCCTTTGTCAGGTCGAAATTCTCATTCAACTCTTTTTCATAAGGCCTTATTCTGTTTTCAATAAACTCCCTTACGTGACTCCAGCCTCTTTCACTTGCCATAATCGCCACTTCACGTGCTGCCTGAAGCTCTTTTTCGTTAATTTACCTCACCACCCCCGAATACTGTTCTGAAGGATTTCTCTCTGTTTGAGGCAATCTGCCCCTGGCCCTTCCAATCTGAGCATTCTGTATCTGCTGGGCCTGAGTAGGCCTGTTCAACTGCTGGGCCTGCATTTGTTGCATTAACATCATTTGCTGCTGCCATACTTCTTTAGGAAGTATATATTTCTCAGCATTCTCTATATCAAAGGACTGCAGCCATTCCTCAATCAGTTTATGGTAATCAACAAACGGAACCCTCATCTGCAGTAGGAACTGCATCATCTGTGATAATTGTTCCCGTCTCACCTGTTTATTAGCCGCCGGGTCAATATTAGTACTGGCCGGTCGATAATCATGCTCTCCTATTAATTCACCGGGATTAATTAGTCTCCATTTAACAGCATCATCAATGCCCATCCTTACCAGCCTGGCATCATCAATAAATTGCTGATTATTCATATCCATAAGATAAAGCAACCTTTTCATGTCCAGGTCTTTAAATAAAGCCAGTTTAATATCAAACCTCATTCCAGCATTATAAGTTTGCTTAAGAGTTTCGGTTGCAGTCTTATTTCCAGAGCTATCTGCGCCCCGTATAATAGGAGGCGTTGCCAAAGTATTCTCCATTATCTGGGCCACAATATTTTGCTGCTGAAAACCGGAAGCAGCCACATCAGTCATCTTCAGTTCCTCGACATCTTCCATTCGGTCTACATGAATAACACCATGAGGCCTGGAGACCAGTTCGGACTCATCAATATCAGCTCCCCGGCGCACTTTCCACATCTTATTCAAAATAAAATTAACATTATCAGTCCGCTGGTTATGGATTGCGTTTTCTTCCTCCTGGAGGTCAGATATTATCTGAACGGCGCTCATTCCGAAGAATTCATTGGGCAAGTGCTCAAAACTAGCTGCCACAAATGGCTTTTTCCGATGCCTCCAGTAAGGAGACGGGCCGACATAAGCCACTTTCTGTCTATTGACCGTCATAATTCTCCGGTCATCCTGCCAGTAATTAAGAACCTCAAACTGGGCATTCTTTTTAATACTCATATCCTCTGAGTGAATAAAGACATCAAGACCATTTTCTGACATCCCAATTTCGGCCATTCTCCTTTCCCGGCCTCTTTCCAGGTGGTCTCCGCCGCTAATATCCCACAGCTCGTCAGGACTTCCGATATATATAATTCCTTCATCAAGCCAGGAAAGAAACTCCAATCTCTGAACCAGTTCTTCAAAGGTTAAAAATTCACGATGGAAAACCCCTCTGCAACTATCAAGGTCATAACCTTTAGGGTCAGGCCAGAAATCAAAAAAATCTATATTGATAATCTCATTATCATCCCATATCTTTTCCAGACCCTCTCTAACCTGGTAAACAGTATTCCCCGTATATTGTGGTCCATAAATTGTCTGGATAATTTCTGGAACCGGAACCTTTTTCTTTAAATAAGCCTCTTCATACCGCCATCCTACCCCCATATACCCTTTAGGGAAAAGAAGTAAAGAGGTAACATAATCATGATATTTAGCAACTATGTTATTCTTTTTAAGCTGCTCATTAACCAGAGCAGAGCCTACCTTTGCCTTGTCTTCTGCCTGCTGTAAAGAGAACCTGGTTTGATAAGAAGCCTGGGGTACAAATTCAAAATAGGGATAAGTCTTAAAGAAAGCCATCACCATTCTGGCCCTGATAGTATCGACAATCTGATAAGTCCTGGGAATATGCAGGTTGGACCTGACGGCCTCCCCGTTTTCTCTGGCTATTCTTTCTTCTTCAGTCTCTTCTTTGTAGCCAACAAACTTCTTATATCCATCAACAGCTATCTCTTCATACTGCTGCCGGTAACCGTCAAAGTAATTAAAGAGAGCCAACTGCTCATTTAATATCTCTTCTCCCTCAAGTTGTTTAGTGTTTTTAGTGTTGATAAGCATTTACCAATCACCTCATCGGTGGCTGCATCTGGCCTCCTGCCTGTTGTGCTGCCCCTTCTAGCTGTCTCAACCTCATAATCAACTGCATAGTCAACATTACTAACTGCTCATGGTCCATCTGTCTTAGCTGCTGCACTAACTGAGCCTGCTGTCCGCCTGCGCCCATCCCTGCTCCCTGCGGAGGCGCCATTCCTGCCATTCCTGGATTAATCGCCATCCTTAACCCTCCTTTAAAGAATAAAAGCCCTCATATCAGGTCTCCCTGATAGAGGGCTCGCTAGTTGCCGCTGTCTTCCGGTGATTAACTTTTTTCATCAAGCAAAAATTTATATACACTCCCGGAACCCGTCTTTATAATTAAATTCCAGGACTTGCACTTTTCACACCTTTTTTTGACGAAACCAAATCCTTCAATAACTGTTTCAGCAATCGGGTGATTACAATTTTTGCAGGTGAATTTATCCGTAATATCACCTTCTATCTCTATTATACTCTTCGTTTTGTGGTAATTATACCTCTACATTTTGATATTACCACGTTTTCATAAATAATGCAAATTTTTATGATTTTGTTCCGGCTAATTTAAAAATCTCAATTTGCTTCACATAACCACTCCTTAATACCCGGTAACTCTGGACCGGGGTCTAATAAGCTTTTTCCTTCTCTCCTGTCCTCTTCTCCTGTTGACATCAGAGGTAATAATCTTTGGCCTGCTCATCACAAAATACCTATCACAGTCAAAAAGATGGTCTTCCTGCCCTCCGTCAATATCTTCTGGTTTATTGGGATTGACCTTAATTCCAGGGAAAAGCCTGATTGTATTACTGCAGGCGGCAGTATACCTTAATCTTGCTAGAGGATAACCATGCCTATCTTTTATCAGATTGCCTTCTTCATCCTTAACTGGAGCAAGCCATTCATGCAGTCTTCGCCACCCCATAATCCTGTCTTTATCAGCCTGTCTCCAGGGTCTTATCCCGTGGTCTTCCATAATCTCGACAGTAGTCAGTCCGGTATCCTTGTTCTCAGCCCAGCAACTGGTATCAGCAATAATGTAATCTATCTGTTCCGGTACTCCGTCCGGGTCTCTTGAGAGCATTCTTATATCTTCGGCCTGTTCCGGGTCTGTTTTACGGCAAGGATAATATTCCCGGTAACAGATAACCCAGCCATCAGGAGAAATAGCATACCATTTACAGGCAGCTTGAATAAAACCACCATCATAGGCCATTACAATCCTCCAGCTGTATGGGGGATACCATTCTTTGCCGTAAGGAACATGAATTCTGCCATCGAATTCCTGAAACATTGCTCCTTTACCAGCACTAAAGGCATCTGAAGGAGTAGAAGGATACTCTTTTCTGTAAGTATGGGGCATACTTTTTTTAGTTTCTTCATACCATTCCCGGTCTCTCCGGGGGTCAGAGTCCCAGGGAAGAAAAATACCAACAAAGGAATTCCGGCCAGCCCCGGATTCGCCTCCAAAACTCCACTTAGCCCCCTGCCAGACTTCCTCAAAAAAAGTACCCCGCTCTCCGGTTGAAATACCAATAACCTGTCCACCAGTAGGGCGGTTAATAGTCGGGAAGGCAGCATCCCATATCTCCTGAGCATTTTCGTGGAAAGCCCACTCATCAAGAATAATCTTGTTGGCTGTAAAAGAACGGGCAGCCCCTGGGGAAGAAGTAAACCCTTTAAAAACAGAGGGTTCAGCACCTGGGTGATTAATTTTAATAGAAAGGGTATGACTTTTAAAAGTAATTCCGGTAATATTCTCAGCTTTTTCCTCTTCTTCGGCATCTTCACTAACAATAAGCCAGTTAGGTAGATGCCTCAAGATAAAATCAACCCTTCTTACCAGTTCTTTACTATCTCCTTCAGTCTGAGAGATAGCATTAGCACTGAACCCTGTTTTATAGACTAAATCATGGACAGTATCAGCAAGAGCCTCCCAGGTTAATCCTAGCTGACGGGCTTTCAGAACAATAATCCTTCTCTCTTTTTCCAGTATCTCCAGAACCTTCTCCTGGTTTTCCCAGAGTTTAAAATCGACAACAATCCCCGGAGCGTCCCGGTCCTCAATCTTGACTAAATCATTAATAAAAGCCTTCTTATCCCGGCGATAAAGCTCATTTTTCAAAAGAAGCCGGCCTGATTTAGTCATAATATCTATTCCGTAGTTCTCTTTAAAGAATTCTCTCTTTTTCTGAAGCTCAGAAACCGATAACTGGGACATTTAAACCACCTTTAGTCAGATAAAAATGTATTTTATTATTCCACCTTTTCGTAAGTCTTCTCGAAAATATCCGGTTTACATGGATAAAACTCCCCGTTTACGCCCTTGATAATATAATCTCCAGGTTTAGCCTCCATAGTCCCTTCCAGGGTATATATAAAAACAAGTGGAGGAACGGCTTTTTTATCAATATGGACATTATCACCAGCAAACTTCTCAATCTCAAACAGGTTTTCTGGAGAACCGTCCTTATACTGCACAGCCTCAACCACAACCGGTTTTTTACGATATTTAGCCATTTAATTCACGCTCCCGTTTAATTACAGGGTCCTGGACCCTGTCGACCAGAACACTGTCTTTATACCTCTCTTTGTGAGGGACATAATCGCTTCTTTGAATATTGAGGGCGTGAACACCCTCTGTATACTCTTTAAGCTCGCCATCAACATCAACAAAAGTCTTAAAATCCCTGCTTTTCGCCTGCTCTTCACTATAGAAAAATATCCACAGACCATTAAGTTTGCTCAATAGTTATCGCCTCCTGGGAGTAACATAGTTAGCTTCGATAAACGGCCGGACAATAAGGTCATTATGTAAGTTAGCCATATGTATTTTGCGTTCATCATAATTTGTCATGCTCTGGCCCGTAAATTTTATGCCATCGGAAAAAGTGCCAGCTACTATAATTGATTTTATTTTGCCTTCTTCAGCAAATTCATACAGATTGCGAATAAACTTCTCAATCTCAGTTTCATGTAATTCAACTACCTCTCCCATGGATAACACTTCCTGATACGAATTCTTTTATTTTCAAGGCGCCAGGTCTAAAACCTTCGTCTTTCAGACGAACAGCTTTAGCATTGACATAATGTAACCATCGCCTTATTTTTTAGCCCCTGGGCCATTTTTTCTAAAACTTCCGTTTCTCTTTTCGTAAGCTTCTCCACTTCGACCCCTCCTATCACATAATCCTCAGCTGTA